GGAAAGGAGTCCAACGTTTAGCGCATCACTTCTTCCGTACGTTTTCTTTACGGGGTCGTAATTGTTGGGTATTTTTATTTTTAAAAGTTTCGCGTCATAGGAGCGAGCAGGAATTCTTGTGAAGAACTCCGCGTCGAACTTGGAATAAACCATTGAGCTGTAAGGATAGCGTAGTTTTGTTCCGTAAATTTCAACTATGGAGTCTACATAGGTTTGGTTGCGTAAGTAGGAAGTTAAGGATTCGGGGGTTATCCTGATTATTTTAATTTGCCATCCTTGGAACCCTTTTTGCGCACGATAGTCGCTACTAAGGTTGAGGGTGGTATTCCTTACGTACACCTGATCTATTTTACCATGAACAGTTTCCTCTATCGGGTTAGACCATGGGATTTTTTTGGCTCCTGCTTCGTTGGTGCTTCCCTCAGTAATTGTTGGGACAAATCTTTCGTCGAAAAGAGGACGATGAAAAATCCAATAAGTTATAGCGCGAGCTTTAGTGTCTCCGTAACCGGTAGAAGCTATCCGACATTTTAAAAGCTCCTCGCTGCTTTCGTACATTTTGGGAGCGTCTTCACTTCTAATGTTTTCGAATAGTCCCGCTACCCTTATTCTTATCTGTAGCTTTGTGCATTCTTTATTGAGTATTGAATAAGTTTTGGAGACGGCGTCTATCCGACTGTCTTCAGGTAGTCCTCCCCACGAGTAACCCCCTCCTATTTGATATTTTATGGGGGCCGTAATAGAGGCTGCGCTCCCTCCCTGCGCTGAAATACCGTACAACCTTTCTCCTATAGACCTTTGCACGGTGAGGTCAAGCGTTTCATTGGCTGGTATGTCTTTAGGAAGCTGACTGCTTAGGTCAGGAAGGCTGCCTATTGGGGACCCTTTAACGTATTCGACGTTTATGTTAGTGAAGTTATAGTAGCCCGCCCTGTCCACTACGGGAACTTCATTCCAGTAAATTGATTGTAGAAAACCTAACGATTCTTCTTCGTTGCCCAGAATTCCTGTGGCTTTCCAAGCTGTAAAACCGGTAGCGGCGTATCCTGTTTGCCCAAGGGTGCCTCCGTATGTATAGTCTCCCGATACGATGCCTTCAATGGGTCCTTCTCCTATCAGGTCCGCTACCTCAGCTTGGGAGTCGGTCACATACAGCATCTTACTGCCATCTTTAGAAACACCGGCTTGATCGGTTATAACTGGTCTCGGTTCTGATTTATCTCCTCCTCCCATTTTTAATCCTTATTAATGTCGCTTCCTTCGCTGCCAATTCTTTGTCTTATGACTCCCCCTATTTGGGGTATGTTATATTTTAATCCGTATTTTGTTTCTCCCCAAATAATTTTACCATTCGCATCTTTGTTTTTGAAGACTCCGGCTTCTGCGTCTAGATAATCTACCGAGGTCTGAATGACTTGACTACCCACTAATAGCCTGCCGTACCCCACAAATACAGGGCCGCCTTCTTGAGTTACGTTTTGCGGGCCAGAAAAAACGTAAGAAGGCCTTCCTCCTCCCTCAACCTCTCTAAAATCATCAAATTCTGGATCAGAACTTAATAAATTCCCCACTCCGGCCGCTACAAGGCCAATACCCATAACCACAAGAGTCATGTGGCTTATACCAATCGATGACATGCTCATCATGCCTCCCGCCATTAAGCCAGCACCGCCCACAAAAATTAAAGCTATCCCAACAACAATAAGAACCCAATCCATCCAGTCATCCGAGCCTTCCACGATAGGAATTATGTCGATAGTTTTAAGATCTGAAATTTTACTTAAGCATAATTCAGAAGAAAGTAATCCCTCTCGAGTATTCGGATTTTTGTCTTCGTCCATTATGAAATCTTTTTCATTTATTAATACTCTGTATTTTATATTTTTCTTGTCATTTTTTACCAACGTGGGGTAAAAGTCTTTGCAATTAGATTGGATTCCCCGGATAGCTTCACTGACATTATCCACGGCAAGAACCCACTCTTCTCGGTGGAGTTGTTTCTTTAATACTCCATGAACTTTTATCTTGACCTTATTCATTTAGTTCCTTATGGCGATATATTTTATAAAGTTTCTCAAAGTATTGATTTCGTAAAATTTCAGTAGTGGGGTAACGGTTTCGAGGGTGATGGTAAAGTATTCCTTCGCCCAAGTAGACGCCTACGTGGCTTGGACCGCTTCCTTCCCTTAACTCAAAAACCAATACGTCATGTCTTTTAAGAGGAGCATTTTTGGGAAGCTCTTCTATAGGTAATGAAGGGTTGTTTTTGTTTAAACCAAACAGTTCTTGGATTAGTTCGGGTTTTTTAAGGTGCCAATCGTTACCAAAAGAATTTATCCCTTCGAGGTCTATTTTTAGTTTTTTATAGTAATCCTTTACGAGGGTATAGCAATCACATTCTCCTATTTTAAACTCTTTATTTATTTCGAGTGTTTTGTTTTTTGTGGGATCATAACAGAGAAAGGAATTCTTTACAGTATTATAGAGAACGAAAGTAGTTTGATGGGCGACGCTATTCTTTTTGTCGTTATCTGAAAAATTTTCATTCTCCGAAGTGTGAGAGTGGTATATCGCAGAAACATTACCCCGTCTAGAGGCTTTTAAGTAATGGGGGGCTGATATATAGAAATGGCTAGTGGGTCTTTCCGAATAATTGGGGCATTTGTAGAGTTCTAGCCTGCTTTCTTTTTCCACTAATACGCCGCAACATTCCTTGGGGCTTTCTTCCAAAGCGTGTTCTCTTATTTGGTTTTTTATGGATTCGTTAAGTTTCATTTTATTCGGAAACAAGTCCTCCTCCCGCCACTTTTCTTGCTGCCGGAAAACCTCCGAAAGGAAGACCGTTTCCTTTGCCTATAAGGCACCCCCCCGGTGTTACGGCTCCATCACTGGGTCCCGTGCCCCATCGTAAACGACACCCGTTTAGGCTTTTGGAGCATTGGTCCGCTATCCAATAGGATGTATTGGGGGGTGGTGTGTCTATTGGAGCGGGATCCAATAGGTCATTCTTAGAGGGTGAGTCGGCTTGGGCTAGTGTACCGCCTTTAGCCACATAATAATATTTTATTTTGTCTTTTTCAATGTAAACGTAGTCTCCCCTTTTGTAAGATGTGGTTTTATTCCATGGGCCTTGGTCGCTAGCACTTCCAAAAAGAAAGCTGTTTCCTAGTAAAGAAGATATTTTTTCGTCTTTATCTGTAGCCGCAGGGCGAGCTCTTGCGGGAAGGGCGATTTCGTTTTTGGTCAGGTCAGCTTTCTGTAGGATAGGGGCGGAATTATTAGCTTCTTCTGTTTTCGTCAGGTGTTGATACCAGCAGCCCGGTCCTCTATAGTTCCAGTTACATCTATCAGATATAACTGTACGCTTGGGTATCTTGACGCCTTCAAGGTCTAGTAATGAAGAAAGTTGATAAGATATTGAGACTTTGTTCTCCGCGGTTTTTCTTTCTATATAGTATATATCCAGCGGGAGCTCTGCGTTTGGATCCGGTTCATATCCTTGTGGCAGTTCCTGAATCTGAGGGGAAAAAGCTTTATTTTGAGTTGCTGTTGTTTGAGATTCGAACTGAAAATTACTCCGGTCTAAATACTTGGCGAATGTCCGACGACGAGTTACTTTAGCTCCTATAATGTCTCCGAATTTTAAAATCTGGTACCTCAACAAGGCAAGTTGATCTGTCCCTTTTTCTGACTGGCTAGAAATGGCTAGGGAAGGAGTTGGGAGAGTCCCTCGACTTGATGTCTCAAACCCCGACGCTTCTATAGGTGCTGGGTAGTATTTTTTTCCCTGCCACATTATGGTTGAGTTGAACACTTTAATGTTATTGTGGAATCTTAAAGCGGTCGGATTTGACGGATCGAGTCCGATCATATCGTTTCCCTGCACTTTCTTTGCGTCTGGTACTAAAGTTGATTCTGATTTTGACGCGAGAACATCTTTTAAGTCTATTTCGAAAAGGGTTATTAACGAAGACGGAGTGAGGTTTGTAAGCTCGAACATCAAGGACTTGATGGTAGACTGAGCTTCTTGCGTTGTTAGGGTTCCTTCGGCCATGTTTTTTAGTTATTTTCCTGAGAGAAGGAAGCCGTTACGGTATAATTGTTAAAGAAAACAAAAGTACTGTTAAATGTGGCGCTAACGAAACGTTTGCGATACCCCCCGGCGGTATTGTCGGCATAAAGATTGGGAAGATTTTCGAACACAAAACTCTCTACCCCTTTACGAGCTTTAAGGAAATGAATAATATTTTTGGCTTCTCTTTCTGGTCTTTTTTCAAAGGTTATATCCATATCAATTAGGTTTGAGAAAAGTCCATCTGCGTTTCGTTGTTCGTAGCCATTTCCAAACCTCACCACATTAACCCTAGGGTTGTGTTTAGTTGATACGTTGTAGGAGGGAGTCCACGAAAACGAAGGGATCGCTTGCCCGTTGACCTGAACGTACCCTTTCCAATATTCGCTAGAATAATTGGGCTTTCCGGGAGAGATTTCGGGGTCTTGTGGATCTCCTCCTGTCGAGGCTTGGGTGGCATAATAGTACTTGATGCCTCTGGGGACTCGATTTGTCCCCGATCCGATGTATTCTATTCGAGCGACAATGTCATCTGTCGTATAAGACGTAGTCGAAAACCACTGCTGCACAT